CAATCTACGAGCAGCACAAGAAGATTGCGGATCGTGAGGCTCAGATTGCGGAGCGTGAGAAGAAGGCCGTGAACGCGATGCCGAAGGGAGTGTTCGACAACGAACACGCTTACATCCTCTCACCGCAATTCAAGCAAGCTCACCAGACTGCGGAAGCGTTTCGGTTCGAGAGTGACTACTGGGCCAAGCAGTTGGCCGCCATCGAATCTGGAGAACAGTGGAGGCCGCTAATGCGAGACACAAAGACCGGCGAGCTTTTCGAGGGCAAGCCAGTCGATGCAACTCCACAGGCTAAAGCTGACGTGCTTCGTAACCTCACACAAGCCACACACCAGCACAGCATCCACCAGCAACGCTTGCAGGAAGTTCAAGGCGGTTTTGCACAACGCCGCAACGCAATCGTTGAGGGTGTTCGTAACTACGAGAAGCAATTCTTCCACTTCTTCGAGGGCGAAAATAACCCACACAAGGCGGCCATTGACGCTCTGTTGCAGGTGATTCCTGAGGATATTCGTGATCACCCTCTGGCTTCTGGTTATGCGAAGGCAATGCATACAATCAGGCTGTTGCACGAAAACAACCAGAAGTTGCAGGCGGCGGCGAACATGAAAGCTAAGGCCGCGTCAGACGCGAAGCTGGCTGGGCCTACAATGTCACGTGTCAACAACGGAGCGGCGTCTAAACCTTCTAATGGAGACGACTTCAGCAAGTTGTCATACGACGATGTCCTTGCTAAGTTCAACTCTAGGCGATAAGCTCTAGCGGCATAGTTCACTCCACACTTGCTCCACGCTGTTGTAATGATGGCGTGGAGTTTGTGTTTAGGGACACATCTGGCACGCTCCATGCTCTATCATAGATAGCTTCATAGTAGGTGTAGGGCAGCACCAATCAGCCTCGAATGCGTTGCAGGGCAGCAACCTGACTGTTGTGACAGAATCTCACAACGACAGGAATCCGCTGTTGCCTGAATAAAAGCAGCGAAACTCGACTCAGCCTACTATGTCAGCAGCTACACTGCCCTCTATTGATAATCAGGCTTGCACGTCTTGGAATGAATTGGATCGGGACTTCTACAACAAGCTCCCCTACTTCTTTCAAGCGAAGCAAGCTGAACACTTGAAAACTTGGTCCATTTGGTCCAAGATTCTCGGCGAACGAAAATGGGATCAGAACATGGGTTCCACCGGTAAGGTGATCCAGAAACAGTTCTCTCCTGTTCTTCGCGCTCATGCGTTCCCCAATGCACTCACCGACTCGGCGAAGAAAGACCTCGTGATCACACGCGAGCGTTCCACTTCGTTCGCTCCGAAGCACCACAAGTTTGAATCCCCGATGTTCAACTTCTTGCCGTCCTTTCAGGATTTCTTGAAGAACTCCATCGAGTTCACGCTTGAGAACATTAACGATCAGGTTACACGTTTCAATGACGTGATGGCCCGCAGTTATGTTTTCCACCAATCTCGTTACCTCATGATTCCCGGCGCTCCCGGTGATGGCGTGTTGACGGATGCTCCGTGGGGTGCTGAAGGTAACTCCGCTGGAACCGCTGGTAAGACTAATACTTACCTCGGCGCGAAGTTGAATGGTATCGCTAACGTCGGTCCGTTGAGTTTGAACGCGATTAACCTCGCTTGTTCTCACCTCGACGATCAGCGTATGCGGCCGTTCAGTGGTAGTGAGTTGCCTAACGGTGACTCTTCGCCGCTCAACTCGATGTATGCACTGGTTATTGGCAGCGATGCTTACAACCAGTTCATGTATGATCCGTTCCTGCTTGAGTATAAGCAGATTGATCTGAACATCCTCACGAAGGGTTTCAAGGGCAATCTGTTTGGTCGCGTCATGTGCAAACTCGAAGACATGCCGTTGCGTATCAAGCTCGATTCTACTCAGAATCCCGGCGCTGCTGCCTACATCACGTGGCCTGCTCCTGAGACTGTTGAGTTGAATCCGAATGCGAATAACTACGGTGAGACGATCCCGAATCCTGACTACGTGAACGCTGAGTATGAAGTCGCGTTCCTCGTGTCTGGTGGCGCTCCATACGAGATGCTTCGTGTTGGACCTCCCCCGAAGGACTTCGGTGACATGCCTTGGAATGGCCGCGTTATCATGACTGATGACGTGAATGTTCCTTGCACTGACGAAGGTGGCAACACTGTGTGGGACACGAATAAGTATAAGGAGTATCTCCAACTTATCTCGCATCTGACGACTGGCATCGTTGGAACTCAGAAGCGTGGTATTCTCCCGATTCTGTTCCGTCGTTTCCGTGGCGCTCGTAATCCGGTCGCTGCGTAATCAATGTGAGGCGAAGTAACTAAGCCTCATTAACCACTGACAACTATTAAACAGAAATCAAATATGAAGAAACTCCTCAAGTCTCTGATCGCGGTTGGGTTGCTTTGTGTGTCCATGAGCGTTAATGCTCAGTCCACATTCAGCACCAACCTTTCGGCGGGCACATCTCTGTGTCTGGCGTTTCCGTTGCAGATTTCCAGCATCACGGTTGCTGGAACTTCAGCGGGTGCCACCACGGTGACGTTGTTCGATAACTCGGCGGCCAGTTCGACTTACACGAACGCCACGTATACTACGACTACGTCGTATACCACGAACATGACGTCCACGATTACCAACTCTGCTGGTAATCTTCAGACGAATACGTTCGTCGGTGTGTTCACGACTACCGCTTCGGTAGCTGCGAATACGAATACTTGGCCGTCCCTCGCAGTTTATTCTGCTGGGGCGTCTAGTGTGAGTGGACCGTTTACGGTTAACTTGAATACGGTGCGCGGGCTTGCTGTTACGGCTAGCACGAATGCAACGTTGACGGTTAACTATCGTCGCTTGAACTAAACCGCAACAATTTGTTTTGTGTGAAAAGCGTCCAGCATTGATCACAAAACCTTGAGGAAGAGGTTAACCTCAAGTCAACAAAACCTCGCTTCCCCTTTATGTCAGAGCTTCTACTCCCACAGTTTTCCAATCCGCAGGACATTCGTAGCGTGTTTGTGGCGAATCAGCCGACACCAGTTCTGATTCCGCAGTCAGTCACCTCTACGCTTTGGAGTGCTTCTGGAACTATTTCAATTCCTTCCACAGAAGCTGTGATATATCTCAAGTCTTTGTTTGGCTATAACAAAGGAGCGGCACAATGGCTTCATCTTTTCGATTTGTCCGATGTTCCTGCTAATGGAGTTGCCACCGCAGTTATGATCCTCGCTCTTCCTGCTAACGGTAATTTTTGGTTGGATGTTCCCGGTCCCAGAGGAATGGGATTTATCACGAAGTTTGTGTATGTCGTTTCTACCACAGAAACCACGCTTACTCTCGGTGCAGCGGACATTAAGCTGTCTCTTGTCATGGCTAATGTTTCCGGAGGAGTCTAATTCTATGAAGCTTTCACTTGCATTACTTTTCGTTTGTTCGACGTTGGGCTTTGCCGCTGTCGGTCCGTCAGGTGGTGGCGGAACAGTGATTCCCGGTGGAAGCACGAACGTGGCCCTCCTGAACGGGACCAATGTTTTCACGGCGGCTACGAATACTTTTAACACGCTCACGGCCACCAACCTGCTCATACAAAGCACCAACCCCGTGTTCACCATGAGCGACACGGATGGAACTGCGAACCGGCGCATATTCCGAATCAAGATGGAGGCTGGCTATGCTGTTTTGCAGCAAATTTCAGACTCCGGGACCGCTGCGGACCTGTTCACGTTCGGGCTGGATAACCTTGGGCCAATTACAAGTAAAGTGGCCCACTATTTCCCTGCTGGCATCGGGTCGGTTGGAAGCTCCATCGGGGTGGCGTCTGGCTACGGGCTGCAATTTAATGCCAACTTGACGATGGTGCCGTGGGATGGCACCCGCTCCAAAATTAGGTTTGGAGGTTCAGACGGATTTCAGTTTCAGGACTCATCCGCCGGTGACGCCAATCTATTCCAAGTCACGTCCGGCGGGATAAAAATTGGTTCCGGGTCAGTAGTTAAAAACTTTCTTACCGCGACGGCAACGCTGAACTTCGGAAACATTGTTGCGACTGCCTCCGAAGATTTGACTATTACAGTCACGGGCGCGGCAGTGAACGACGCTGTTACGTTAGGTCTTCCGGCAACTGTTTTGTCTGGTGCGGTTTTCAACGCATGGGTGTCAGCGTCAAACACCGTGACAGTGCGCTGCAACAATGCTGGCTCTGTTGCCATTGATCCAGCCTCGGACACTTACCGTGTAACGGTCATCAGTCATTAAAAACCATGAAAACCATCCTCCTTGCCGTCGCGCTCTGCGCCTCCACGCTCCACGCCAGCGATGTCGTCGTGGTCGTCTCTGCAACGTCTGTCACCGTGAACGGCCAACCGGTCGGGAAGCCAGCCGACACCATCCGAAACCGGCCCGAACTAGCCAGCGCGATTCAACTGGCACTTGAGAAGCGCGAGGCTGAACAAGCCGCCGCGCTCGCCGCCGTGCAGTCGAAGTTGGACGCCGCCCTTGCGACGCGGGCCGCGTTGATCGCCAAGGCCAAAGCCAAACTCGCCGAGTTGCCGGAAGCATCGCGGGCGATTGTTTTCAGCGTCATCACGGAAGCGGAGTTGCCAGACCTCGACCGCAAGCGGGCGACACTTGCGGCGGAGCTTGCCGCGAAGCAAAAGGAATTGGACGCGCTCAAGTGACCCGCTTCGCCCTACTCCTAGAGCTGCCCTAATGCTCGATTTCAGTCTACCTGATATACTAATCTATGCCAGACCAATACGACAAACATTCAACAGATTCTGTAATCACAGAAATACATACGCTGTTGAAATGCCATATTGAAGATACTCAAAGATATCGCAATGCTAAAGATGCTCGTGATACAGTTATTGAAAATCGTGTGTCATCCTTAGAAGGCGATAAGAAAAAGTTAATTGGAATTGCTGCTGGCGCGGGTATTGGATCTGGTAGTATCTTTGCAGGATTGAGTAAATTGTTTGGTGGTCAGTAAAATAAAACACATGAAAAACACATCGTGGAAAACAACTGGAAGTGGTATTGCAGCAATCATTGCCGCAGTCGCAAGCGCCGCGCAACTATTGCTGGACGGCAACACCATGACGAATCCTGACTGGGCTGGAACTATCGCGGCTGTTACCGCCGGCTTCGGATTGATTTTCGCCCGTGATAATGATAAGTCATCCGAAGACGTGAATAACAAGTAAGTGACGACTACTCTCATATTGTCTGGCATCGTCGTTCCAATACTGGGGTTTGTGCTCTGGTATTGGAAACGACGTGTCAGTCATGTTGATACAAAGCAAGAGTTGATGAGCAAGTATGAAGCAGAACTTCACAATGCGATTGGTTCTGGTAATTCTCGTAGCATCAATGATTACTTTGACAAGCGGTTGTCAGAGATACAGGGTGCTAGACTCGGACAAACAAATTCTACGAGTCAAAAAAGGGACGAAAATAAAAGCGGAACGTGATGGATATTTTGTGCCTGATGCAAGAATGCTCCAGATTGGCGAAGCTCTGAACATGGAATTGCTGAAACAAGATACGAAATGATAACGACACTTGATGTAATCAAAAACCTGATCTTTGACGCGGATCAGTTTCCGCGCTTTCCGTTCATGGTCAGATCGAATGATGTCTTTGTCTTCTCCAAGGATTTCATTGAAGATGATTGGAATGAATTCTGGAGGAAGTGGAAATTTGCGAATGATTTCGTGTATGAGCCGGGCAGCGGAATGTGCGAAGAGTTCACAATGGAGGCTATTGCGAAGTTTCTGCGGAGTAATCGTAAACGTGATCGAAACGCTGATGTTACCGCTGGAGCATTCGAAGTGCGGATGTCAATTGGCAGTAAGCCAGTCAACGCAGTGTCGGATGGTGGCCATGATACAGTTTTAATCGCAGTAACAAAAGATCAACAAACCATTGAACTATATGTTTGGGAACCTCAAAACGAACGCTGGTGTTTGCTTGCTGATGCTGATTGTGTGTTGCATGATGTGTTCTTGTAAAACTACAAATACGCTTGTTGTGCCAGAAGTCCCTGTTGCACGCTAGACACTACTCTGTATGAGCGACATGAATCTAACGGATTGGCTGACGTTTAGGCCTGCTGGTGTTGTTCGCAACGCTAGGGCTTATATTGATCTGCCTGCGTTCTCGTATTCTTCGGCAGGAACTGCCGGTGATGCGAGCGTTATCGTTGCTCAGTTCAACTTCTCGGCGTCGAGGGACTTCTTCCTCGCGACACGTCCAGTTAAGCCGACAGGTGTGACCTACGGCTTGTGCATCAAATGGCGTGTTGGTGATGTGGTGTATCGCTACAAGTTGTGGGAGGACCCTCTGTTCAACTTGACGGATGTTGTCACGTTGTATAACAAACAACGAGTGCGGGCCAACTTCGTCCTCGAAGTGTGGAGCTTCCCGGGAACTGCGAGTGTGCAAGGAAGCACGATTCGGATGATTACGAGCGTTCGCACTGCGCCGACAGACTTCCGTTCGATTGCGGATTATGCGCTTGCGGTTGGGGCTGAGTTCACGAGCTTTACTAACACTGTTACTGTGGCGCTTCCTGCTACGCCTTCACACAGATGGACTTGTGACGGTGCAAACACCACGATTCCTTGGACTGATTCGATAGCTGGAGTTCAATTTTCGACCGCTGGTTCTATTGGAACTCCAACGGCTCCATATTTAGAGTCTCCAGACTCTACATGGCTGCGTGGACGATGGAAGTTTACTGATGGTTCTGCCCGTAACTTTTATACGACTTTCCCTAACTCGACTTGGGATAGTATGATGCTCTATGTTGTTGGTGCTGTTACGCTAGGTGGAGCTTTACAGCGCACGCTGCTTCGCATGACAAACTTTTTGGATATGGCTGTTGGGAACACTGATCAACTACGATGTGGACAAAACTCAGGTTATTTTGACCAGACAATTCCAGACAGCCTACCACACATTTTCTCAGTTGGACGACTTGCCAGTCCTTCTACGTTTATGAACGGTAGGATTGATCAACTTGGGGGCGGTAGCTCTAGTGATGCAACAATTACTCCTGTGACAGGGTCTCTCGACTTTGCGCTCGCCACCGAAAAGACTGGACTTAATGATGGTCGGTTGGATATTGCAGAAGTTTTGATCTTTAAGGACAGGTTTGAGTCTCAAGGATCAGCCTTTGATCTTGCCGTTCAAAGCTACCTTCGTTGGTATCATTTCGGTGAAATTCCTTTCCCTATCGCCTTCAACGACGGTTCAGCTTGGTTAGACAATGCCCCTCTATGAAAAAGACACTGCTCAACTCGTTTATTAGCCTCTACTTGGCGGCCTGTGGTTCACTCCACGCCGCCGATCCTGACCTTGTGAAAGGTGTGGATTTCACTGGAGCGTCTAGTTTCACACCGTCACAGCTTAATCAGCTTGTCGATAACGCCTACGTCGGGCCTTATCGTGGTATGATTATTTACACGAGTGGCTATCCAAGCGCATCCGTCATCACCAAGTATCAACGATACCTGTGGCTTGACACGAGCACAGCGTTGCCAACACCAAAGGTCTGGAACACCAACGGTTATTGGACCAACATCGTTGCGACTGCTGTCATTGCTGACTACAGCGTGACAACCGACAAGATCGCAACGAATGCTGTCACGACGATAAAGATTGCAGACAACGCGGTGACTGACGCGAAGATTCAAGACGCGACGATCACTGGAACGAAGATTGGGACTGGAACAATCACCAGTACGAACATCGCAGTCGGAACGATCACGAGCGCGAACATCGGCAATCTGCAAGTCGGGAGCGCGAACATTGCTGCGGCGGCGATTACTGGCGATAAGATTGCGGCGAATTCGATTGGGACTTACATGTTGACGAATGGGTTTGCGCTTGCGGGGTCGAATGTTGCAAACGGGACGATTACGAGCACGAACATTGCGACTGGGGGGATTATACTGTCTAACCTCAGTCTAAGCGGAACGTCTGCTCTAACAACACTTCGAGTCAACGCTGCCGGCACCGCTTTGGAGTGGGCGCTTCCTCCTTACACTAATGCTACGTATGTTGTTGATGGGTCTACAGTTCCTAGCAGTGGAGATAATGTTCGTAAGCTGGCTCATACTTTAGCTGCACGTCCAAAACTGGTTCGTGTTGTTATCGTTTGCACGATAGATGACTCTGCCACAACAGGTTTCGAGGCTGATGATGAGGTAGATTTGAATAGCGTTTTTAATAGTGCTGCACTTCGGCCTTTCTCATATGCATATGATGCTACAAATGTTATTGTTGGTTGGAATGATACATTCAATGATGTTGGATTCTTGTATGTAATCCATAAAACTTCTGGAGCCAAGGTGGCTTTGACTCATGCTAACTGGAAATTTAAGGCTTACGTCGCTCGTTAATCTTATGCTCTACGACATTCTCACAGAAGTAACCGAAGACATCGGTTCCGACAGTGCAAGCTCACGTGACAGAGCTTGGATTGTCTCGCAGATTAACCACGCCGCGCGTGAAATCTACAACACTGCTGATCTCACAGGGTCAGAGCGTGAGCAGATTTTCGTGCTCGATGTTGACGAGCAGCAGATTGCGCTTCCGTGGTATGTCGGAGACATCATCGGCTTGCGTGATTACGACTCTCTCGATCCGATTCAGCAGGTTGACATGAGGCCGCGTTACCTGCGGGATAGTTGGACTCGTCAATCGCAATTAACCCCAATGCGTCAGTGGCGGCGCAAAGGTGAATCGGCGTTGAAACGCAACATACTCGATGAAGGAACGCTGACGATCACGCTTCCGGCTGTAGCTACGACTGCATTCGACGTGTTCATTGTTGGGTCTTCATCGTTGGCCGCTCGAATCACTGAGCGTGTTCGTTTTGCTGCTGGCGAAGCTACGAAGTCAACGGTTAACTTCTTCTCGAATGTCACGAGTATCGTTAAGTCTGCGGCTACAACATACGATCTTGTCGTCACGACACTGGATGGAACTGAAGTGTCAGACATTCCATCACACTTGACCAAGGCAAAGTTCGTGCTTGTTCAGGTGTTAGACAGGAACGACAACCTCACAGAGTCGCAGCTGATCGAGCTATGCTACAAGCATGTGTTCGAGCCGATGGTGAACGATACTGATGTGTTCACGGCTGGTGAGCTTTACGACAAGGCGATCTACTGGAAGACTCTTGAGTTCATCGCAGCGAAACAAGAGGGTAAAGAAGACCGAGCCCTGATGGCCGCCGCTAAGTCGCAAGCGCTCTTGAGCAACATCCTAGCGAATTCTGCATCCAAGATCGAGATGAAGTTTGCGTTCGGTGAGAATCCGGTTATTGCCTCGTTTCAGGCGGCTAGCAATGCAGCCCGCAATGGAATCCGTCCGACTAACACTAACCAGTGGGAACAATGAGTAATCCTCTTATCTTCGCACAAGATTCGTTCGGCGGCGGAATGAACCAGCAGGTTGATGGTTCACGTGTCGGAGCGAATGAGTATCCGCTGCTAGTCAATGGTCGCACTCGAAACGGAACTGTTGATCCAGTCACGAAACCAATCGACCGGACTCCGACTGGTGTCACATACATGCAAGGTGTGTATGCGGCCGGTTCGTATTCGATTCTATTCGCATCTGGCCGCGCTTACTACCGTGACGAGTCGGTCATTGGGAGTTCCTATAATCAAGTTGTCGGGTTCTTGATGTCGACTTCTGCCAAGACACTGTTCGCTTGTCCCGTTCCTGCAAGCACTGTCAACTCTCGTCGAGCGTTACAGAGCGGGAACAACGTCAACGGTGGAATTAACTTCACGTCAGGTGATGCTCCATCTCCACAGTGTCTTCTTGTGCAAGACGGCGTGTCACAACCTTGGGTTATCTTTCCTGATGGCACTGCGCGTGTCACGCATAACTACAACCAATGGCTAACGACTAATCGTGAATACGTTCCGATTGGTCGCCAGATGTTGCTGAGTGGTGGGATTCTTTACATCGTGTCGGCCGACGGGACGCAAATCTATCGTAGCGTCAGTGGACGTCCTCTGGATTTCATGGTTATTGTTGACGCGAACGCTAACAAGCTCCCAAGTGAGGCAGACGGTGGTGCGGCGCAGATTAGCCACAAGGTTGACTACGCTCCAATCACAGCTCTCGTCTCGATCAACTCGCCAGACGGTAGTTTCTATGTGTCAACCGCTCGCACATCCTACATGGTGCGGCCTAACTTTGATGTGACGCCCTACGGTGAGCCTTCATTCGACAACGTCTTCTTGTTCTCAACTGGTGCGGCGAATCAGTTTAGCCTCTGTGACGTGCTCGGTGACATGGCGTTGATTGATTACAGCGGCATTCGCTCATTCAACGCTGTCAAACAGTATCGTGTCGACGGCAAGAACTCTCCGTTCTCGGCACGAATCAACAAGCTTCTCGACGGACAAGTCCAACTTGCTCCAGCCGCAGTCTCGTTCGATAACTACGCGTTGTTCTACGTGAGCACGGTGTTCGGCAATGCGATCATGGTGTTTGATACGATTACTCAACAGTGGTCGGCGCTTGATTTGCATGAGGAGCTTGGAGTTTATCCAATTCTGATGTTCTGTGAGGTGAGGACAACGATAACCCGCAAGCTACTGTGCATCACTCGCGCGTCATTGTTCGAGCTTTACTCGCCGGACGGTGAATCACACATTGCTGGCTACTACACACCAGAGTTCTCGTCTGGTGACAGTGCTATTCGCCAGAAGGCGGTATTCGCTAAAATGACGTTTGTCGACGTTCTCTCACCGGGAAGTGTGTTTGTGCTTCCAGTGGAAGACGGCAAACGTGGTGTGCAGAAGTTCAGCCGTGTGACGAATGTGAGTAGTGATGCGTTGAGCAATACGCCGCCGGTGTTGTATGGTGAACAAGACAAGGTGCGATCAGTTACAATTCCGTTGCTGAATACAAGCCGAACCTGCTGGAAGTGCGGCTTATATGTTCGCTGGAACTTTTCTGCAAAGCTCGCCTCGGTGAAGTTAATCTCGAACACTGAAACAGCGAACAACGCGATTGAACAACAGGCCGCTGTTGGGGCTGATTCGTTTGAGATCACCGCAATCTCGTTTGCTTCCAACACGCCCGCCGGCTCATCTGTAAGTTTGTTCGGCGTCGGCTTTAGTGGCGTGACAAGCATAGTGATAAACGACTTCACGATCACGTCGTTTGTGATCATGGATGATGGCTGGATTATCGTCACACTCCCGGCTGACTGGGTTCCTTCCGCTGTAATCTCGACCATTGTCATTACATCAACAGACTCGTCTGGTGGAATCTCTTCGTTCACGTGGAGCATTGACCCTAGCGATGATGGATTAGGTAACAACAGTCTGGTTCTTGTTGTTCCTCCTTCTGTTCTTAGCAACGTCAACTCTGACGGCTCAGCAAGGACCACAGCTGACATCGTAGCAAGCGTGAACACATGGATCGGCGGCGCTGGTGGTAGTTTGTTTGCATTGCCGCAAACAGGCAGTTCTGATCCTTCAGGTGTGGCGGGTGTTCAGCCTCCGATGGTTATCGTGAACGATCCGAGTCAGACAACTGGCGGCCCGCTTGATGGGAATGTTCCATCTGGCAACTCTCAGGCTGCATCATGCTTTCCGATTTCGCTGAACTCAAGCTCATCACCGCTGAGCCCAGTCAACACAACCCTGTTTGTGCTGGATGTTTCGGCGGCCTATAATGCAGCAGTAGGAGGAAATGCATCCTTCGCTGGGTTATATTTTACTCAACAGAGTGACGGATCGTTTCGCTTTGTCACACCACTTCTAAGTGAGGCTGGGTCAACGCAAACCTTATACAGCTCGACCAGATCGCTCGCGGCTATGGGGCAATCTTTTGACGGTGACAGTGGTATTGTTGTGTTTGATCTTGGGTCGTTCAGCATCTGCGTGAACTTTGGTAATGGCGTAGGCGGCGCACCCGGTCCTGCTCCTGAGCCTGAGCCTGAAGATCCGTGTGACAGCAGTTACCCTTCGTCTATTCTTATAGACGCTGCGAGTTACATAGGCTTAGGAGCCTGTTCTTACGGTGAGATTAACGCTCCTTTCAACCTGCTGAAAGAAACAGTCAACGGAATGTGCAGGTTTGTTGGTTTTGGTTATTTTGATTTCCCTGACTGTCCTTCTGGTGGCTTGAGCACAAGCTGCAGAGTTGATGTGACTTTGGTTAAAGATGATCCAAGCCACTTAGGTGTTTGGTATCTAACTGCAACTGTAACTGGAAGCGGTTCTGTGCCGTCAATGTCGTCTTCTGGCGAGGTTAGCCTTATTACCACACCTTGTGAATTCGTAATTAGCAGTGTGGTTGCTGTGGACGGTGTTTGGGGACAGGGCACCGTTTATATAACCGTGTAATATCATGACCGTCCAAGACGTAATCGAATTCGTTCACGCACAACGCGCCATTCGCGGAGAACAGAAAGTTCTCCGCAACTGGAGCGATGGTTCTATCGCACTAAGCATTGTCCACGCAATCGAACGTGGCGGATTCGGTTGTGTTGTCACCAACGGCAAACTCACTGGGTTCTGCTTCGGAATGCCGCGTCACACAGAGCGAGTATTCGATGTAACGCAGATCGTGTGTGCTTCGCCGCGTGACTTAGCACACCTTCTGCTTCTCTTTGAAGGTAGTTTTAGAGGCTGGACGCTTCGAGGATTTCGTCGAAAGAAAGTTGAGGGTAAGTCGCTTGTTGATTACAAGCGAATTCAACGACTTTCTCACCTTAGTCAACTAACAGCTTCTAATTATGTCTCTATTTAACACGTTTCGAGTCCTTCGCGGAGGTGATCCTGCTCCTCAATCGGGTGGCGAATCCACCGACGCGATGATGGCGGCGTTGATTAAGAACCTTCCCGGCTTGACGCAAGTCACCGGTGAGAATATTCTTCCTCTCGAACAAGCCCGCATCAACGCCTCTCGTGCAATTACCCCTCAGGAGAATCAACTAGCACTCGACACGTATCGCCAGTTTGGTCCGATCCTCAACCAGATTGGCAATCAAATCTCCCGCGACAATCAGCTAGCCGCTGTCGGTTCTGATGCTGCTACGCTCGCGAAAGCGAATGAGACTGGCCTCGTTGACGCTGCTCTCGCTCTTCAGCGTAAAGCTGACCCTGAGTTCTACAAGATGCGTGAGGCGTTGGGCCGCCAAGGAACCTCATTATTGGAGTCGTTCGGCGGCGCAGGCTTGTCGGGTTCGGAGAGCGAAGAGATTGCGCGCGGCCTGAACAGAACGAATGTCGCTGGCGGCGTGAATGACATTGGTTCACCAACAGCTGCCATAAGGAACGCGATGACTTTCGGTCAAGCTGGCCAGAATCGCAGGAACTCACTCGCGCAAGCCTTGGCGACAACCTCGCAAGCGATGCAGGGAACCAAGTCTGGCTTCGATCCGTTCCAAGTTGCGACTGGTCGTTCGGCGTTCTCTGGTAATACTGGCGAGAACAAGTTCGCTGGGTCACAGACCTCTGGTTTGGGTCAGAATACGATGGGCTTGACAACGAATCTTCTCAGTCAGGCTGGAGAGAACCAACGTCTCAGTCAGAATATCAACTCTCAGCGTCGTGACAGCCTTGATCGGTTTGGCGCCACATTTGGAACGGTCATGAATGGCATTGGGGCAGTCACTAGACGCGATTGTTGGGTTGCTCGTGAAGTCTACGGTGACTGCAATCCTCGCTGGAGATTGTTCCGCGTGTGGTTGATGTCCAAGGCTCCTCGTTGGTTCTACAATCTTTACATGACCCGTGGCGAATGGTTTGCCTCGAAAATCAAGGATAAGCCAAAAATCAAAGCTTTGATACGCCGCTGGATGGACTCACGAATCGCGGTAATGCAGTAACTCACACTACACCTTATGCCAAGAGAACGTCGCGGCGGTAAAGTTAACGATCCAATCCCCATTCGCAGCTGGTCTGGTGGAGGTTCAACAATGAGCGGTGCTGCTATTCCTGTCTATGCACAGGCAAAAAGCACGTCTATGCCTGCTGATCCTGAGAGCAATCCAACACCAGATGGTGCTCCTACAATGTCTGAGCAACGAGGTGAATTGGTTGGGTTTGAGGATAAAAGCAACTGGCTTGCTCGTATGGGCAGAGCTTTGCGTGGAGAAGAGTCCATGGCCGACCAGATGAATTCTCAGCTTGCACTCGGCACGCAAGCGTCTTCAGAAGCTCGCGCTTTGCAGGATGCTCGACTTAAGGCGGAGCTTGAGAATCTGCGAGAGCAGAAGGCTCATGCGGAGCGGTTGCAGCGAGAGTTAATAGCTTCTAACTTGGAGCTTGAAGACAGGAAAGGTCGTTGGGGAAGCACTGCTATTGCTGAACGGGGAACGGAAGATCGTCTGACTGCTGAACAAAAGTTGAGCGCAGATAAAACCCTTGCTGGTCAAAAGGGTTGGCTTGACTTTGCGGCCAAGAACAACCTTGATCCAGATGATGTTGAACAGCGCACACTGTTCAATGAGCAACAACGAATCGAACAAGCCGACGCTCTTCGGTTCCTCAAGTCTGCTGTCGGTCAACCTCAATATGACGCTGCGCGACGTGCTGGTCGTGAGGCAATGTTTGCAGAACCTTACTTGAAACGGTATGGCACCATAAATCTTGGTGATGGAAGCGTTGCTGTTCCGGGATTTCCCGGTTCAACTGCTGTCAAGGCTGGCGTCTATACTCCCGGCAGAACTGATAAGGTGCCTGATCCCAGCGGGCTTGGAACAATCGACCAGTATGTTGATCCCAACTTTGTTCCTACGCCTCCAACGCCGATTATGCAAGCAGCGCCGCCAGTCGGATCGACTGCTATGAGTGCTGACAGTGATGTTCCTCCGCTTGACCAACGGTTCAGTGTTGTTGAGCCTAAGAAGACTCAAGCCACTGAAAGACCCGGCCTCATTGGTGGGATAGAGGATGCTGGATCAACCGCACTTAACACAATCAAAAAGGTGTTTACTGGACAACCGCTATTGAGCGAGAGCAAAATCAACTGGCTTGCAGACTTTCTGTATGGTAATCGCGCTCCAGTTGGACCTATTCTTCCTTCTCCTCCAAGCGCGGGCCAATACAATAATCCGTATCGTTACGGTGGCTACTAACACAAAACACTATGCCCCTCACCTACGAAGAGACACGTGAGTATGCAACGCTGAAGGGTTTCAACCCTGATGAAGTTGAAGTCAACGGTATTACCGGCGAAATCCGCCCGCGAAATCGCATTCAACCGACAATGTCAACGGCTAAGCCGGCTGACAAACCGAAGACCACAGGAGCGCTCGAAACGATAGCTCGCCAAGCGTCACTCTCGGCAATCCCTTCCGCTGTCTCGCTTCCCGGCTCTATTGCCGCTGGCAGTGCTGTCACAACCGCATTGTCACCACTGTTCGCTGGTGGTCCATTCACCGGATGGATTCCGCCTGTTGCTGGTCTTGCGACTGGACTTGGCGTTGGCGTCGTATCGTCAATGGCCGCCAGCAAACTTCAAGAGAAAGCTCTCGAACAATTCCAAGGCGGCCGAGAGTATCTCGAAAAGTCTGCGGCACTTCGTGAAGAGCGTCCATACATGTCGGTTGTGGGTGATGTCGCTGGCTCATTGCCGACGATGAAGGTTGACGGTAAAGTTCTCAAGGACGCTTGGCACGCTCTCACCACTGAAGGTGCGCAGCAGGGGCCGCGAATGTTGGCGAATAAGCTGGCGACGAGTCAAGCTGCACAGGACGTTCTGATCTCTGGCGGTGTCGGTGGCATTTCGAGTGTTGTCGAAGACAAGCTCGCTGACAAGGAGGTTGACATTCCGAAAGCGTTGCTCAACACTGTGCTGCAAGGTGCAGTGTCTACGCCGCGTGAATACGTTGGACGGTTCCCCGGCTTAAAGAACGCTCCGTATCGCGGGCAACCGTTAGCGGAACCATCGCCTGCTGTGCTCGGCGTGAACGAAATGACTCGCACTGTTCGCACGAAAGAGGCGGCGACTGGGGATGAGGCTGTGCGCGTGGCGAAAGAGATTGAATCGCTCAACTCGCAGATTGGTGAGCTTGAGAAGATTCGTATTGAATCAGAGGCGGCCAAGCACACTGAAGTTGTCACTCAAGCGAAGATTCAACTCAAGGAACTCAAAGCGAGGAATGAAGAGTTGAACAAGATTCTGAAGGGTGAAGAGAAGACGACTACGGATTTTGTCGCTTCGCCTGAGTCGATGGAGTTTACGAAAGCGAAGGCGGCCCAGAAAGGTGTCGAGGACACTACGTTCAACGAGGGAGGCCGACAGACTGTTGACTCGGCTGAAGGATACGGTTCGTTCTCGAATGATGGAACTAAGATTCGTGTCAACACCTACGCTGGAACGAAGGGCGTCAAGACGAATCTTCCCGAAGGCTTGCAAGGAGTTCCCACAACTGGCGCACACGAGACGGTTCACGCTGAGTTGTATAACGTGATCAACTCTGAGATTTCGTCGCAGTCCCGACTCGGTGAGCAGTTGCGTGCGGCCTATGAGAATGATCCACGATTCAAGGAAGCGAAGGCGAAACGTCCTGATGCGAACTTTGACTGGAATGAATACGCTACGATTCGTGCTGCACAGAAGTTTGCGAAGAATCCATCGAATGAAGGTCGTTCGTGGAGTGCTGAACGCAAGGCTCTGGCTAATGTTCAGAAGGGCAAAGCAACCGCTGACGATGCTGACACGGTGCTGTTGATGAAGTGGCGTTATGACAATGGATTGAATGCGCCGCGTGGTGCAGTCAGGGCTAATCCTAACAGCACAACGCCAGCCCGCAACTCTCTTGCGTCCAATGTCGAGAAGGAAATCAAGCGAGTTGAAGAGCAACCGAACACAGAGCAGCTTGACCTTCCGATGGCGAAGGAAGGGACAGCATTGACGAAGTGGCAACGTGAGAATGTTGCGGACTTCGAGAAGCCTAATTTTGGCCCAGAGACGCGGCCTGCTCAGAATGAGTTTCGTTTCTCGAAACCAGAGGAAGAGAACAACAAGACGTTCGAGCGGGCTGAAGCTTACGCTATGGCTCGCCGCCGGCGCAATGTTGAGAACGTAGAAGAAGGGCGTCAGACGAGTCTCGACACTGCAACTGGTGCGACTGTTGATTACGTTCGCACTCCGGAAGGGTTGTTCGTGTTGAGCATGGATACCCCAGCTGAGAGCCAAGGTAAAGGTGGAGCTACGCGCTTGTTGAATGAGTTGCGTCGCAAAGGTCCAGTGATCCTTGAGGCTAACGCGTCTGAAGGTGAAGGACTGTCGCAAGCTCAACTCACGGAGTTCTACACAAAGCGTGGATTACGGAACATTGGTGGCAATCGTTTCGTTGGTGAGCCGATTGTTACGCCTAGTGTTGCGGCTAAAACTCCGGTTGCGGCTAAGCCTGTCGAGGTTAAAGCTCCAGCCGAAGACGTCACTCCAATCGTTAGCGGTCAAGAACAACGTGTTCGCACTGAGGGTGAGTTGAAGACGAGCACGATTGAAGGTCAACGCGCATTCGTCAAGAAGCACCCATTGCTCGCAGACTTCGACGAGAATGGTAAGCTCAAGTTCTTCTACGAGCCGAATGAATGGCGCTTACAAGAACTTGCTGATTGGTTTGGCGTCACGAAGCGTAACATATACGCTTACGCTGAACGTCAGGGGAAGAGTGTTCGTGAGATTGACTGGAACACTGTCGTCAACGAGAACCAATACAAGCCAATCAACTTTCCTCGACGTGAGGGAGTTCGCGGCAAGGCTGTTCGTGATGAAGACACTGGCCGCCCGTTAATGCGTGAGCGTCCGCTCAACGAGAAGCTGGACATGGATGCGACCGTGAGCGGCGAACTCAGCAACAAAGACACATACCTGCCGGCGATTGAAGCTGGCGTTCGCACCGCACTGTTCCCGAAAGAGAACTCGGGTGAGATGGCTCGCCGTGGACGCACTCGCTTTGCAGTCACTGAAGGCCAGAATCGTTGGGGCAGCAGTATTCAAACTGAAGCCTACGTCAAGCGCGTCACGGCTGAAGTGTATGGTGCAATGGCGAAAGAGGGACTGAACGTGCGCGGCCTTGACGACAAGGCGACTTTCGACGATAAGATATTCAAGAACGCTGCACGCATTGCGGAGCGTATGTTGCGTGATGATGTTGATGTGTTGAAGACTCGCAACATAAACGAGAGTGCGTCAACGGATGCGCCGCGTGGTGCAGTCAGGGCTAATCCTAACAGCACATCACAGAGACTTGTTCCTGCTGGCGAGCGTGCGTCCACTGAGGGTGACGAAGACTTGATAAAGGCTGTTGCTGATCGCATCGCTGAGAAGAAGGCTGAACTTAGCTCACAGACTGGTATTGTCAGGGCCACTGAAGCGATGTCGAATGAACGTATCGCTGCTGCTTGGACTAAGATTCTTGACGAATATGAATTCGGCAGAGTGGACGCGGCTGATGTGATGGAGGCCGCTGTGAAGGTTTCGACTGAACTGAAGTTGCGTGGTGTTCCTGATGCAGACATCAAGCGTGGTGTGTTGGATCGGATGCGTGATGCTGGGATTGGAGCTGATGATTCGGTTGACGCGCAGGCGACTGCCCGGTATTCGCGGCCTGAGGGCGAAGGCTTCACGTCAACACCAGAATTCAAACGCTGGTTTGGAGACTCGAAAGTTGTTGATGAGGAAGGGAAGCCGCTAGTGGTGTATCATGGAAGCAGCGAGAATGATGGTTTCACTGTGTTTGACAAAGCTAGAACTCACGACAGAGAACGAGCCAGAAAAGCAGGTTTCGTTGACTTCCTCGGGAAGGCTAATTACTTTGCGGAGTCTGCCAGAGAAGCTTCTGGGTTTGCCCTAAACGAAAAGTCTGGAGACAAGGCTGCTGTTTATCCTGTCTACCTAAAGATGGACCGCCCGTTTGACTTGACTAAAGATCTCCCAGCAAAAGAAGTTCGAGAACTGGTCAAAAACTTTTTAGACACAACTCCTAACCTAACAGAGTATTCCAAAGGAAGACTAGAATCTGAGTTGCGGTGGCTCGGGAAGACTGAACCGGCGAAGCGTATCTATAATTTGATGGCTGACGGAGCCTCGTCAGATGTAGTGAACGACTATCTTCAAAGCAAAGGGTTTGACGGAATCATTAGTCAGGCTTTTGACATCGCTGGAAAGCAATATGCAGTGTTCAATCCCACTCAGATCAAATCCGCCACTGGCAACGACGGGAACTTTAACCCAGCGAATCCTGACATCCGCCGTTCACGGCCTGAGGGCGACGACGTTGATCCAATCCGAACCTCCACAGACCAAACCAAACAAGGCCCGCTCGAAAAGCTAGCTCCACAATTCGATCAAGTCCGCAAGTTTGACTCTAAGGTCGCAGACGCATTCGAGCGTGCTGAGAAGATCAAGAGCCTTAACGAGGCGAACTATCTGAACACGCCACTAGTCGACTTCCGGAAACAGTTCGGCGGCGCGAATGAACGCGAACTCAAGCGGGCCTATGACTACGCGCTGGAGAAGTATCGCAACCCTGAGTCTGTCGATGAGACGGCGTTCAGCGAACGCGAGAAAGCGATGGCGAACTTCTGGAACGAACGCATCTCGCAGCCAACTCGTGAGCATCAACAACGCCTGAATATGTTCGTTGAGACTCGCGAAGGACTCCGTCGTAAAGCGAAGTTGAGCGAGTCGTATGCGCCAGAGATGCTGAACGACAAAGCGATTGACGTGTTCACGAAGAGCGTTGATAGCAGTGAATCCACGCGAATGAAGCGTGAATGGGCTGAACACGTTGTGAAGATGTCGGCGTCTGCTGACAAGCCAGTGAGCATGGAAGACGCGATGAACGAGATTAACGATTTCGTGGCGGCGATTGGCCGCAATGGTGCGCATTCCGCAGACTTTGGTGCGCTCACGAAAGCTGCCGGTTACGGGCTTCCTGAAGAGATGCGCGAGCGTAACTTGATGCGTGTCATGCAACGCTACGGTCGGCGTTCGTCTCGGTTGCTAGCTAAGGTTGAAGGGTTGCAGTCGGACGAGTATGTTCGTGGCAAGCTTCGCCTAGAGAATCCTGAGACTGGCAAGCGTGCTGAACCGGAAGATGGAAACGACATCTTGACGCACCAAGAAGTTCGTGACGCGATGAAGTTTATCGACGGTGACTTCGAGATCAACAAGTCGCCGCGTTTGCTTGCGGCTGTTCGTGTTGTGACGAATTCAATTCTCGGGCCGCTCTCAGGAGTTCGTGATGCGGCTAGCATCGCGGCTAACTCTCTGCCTTACATGCGTGTTCAAGACTTGCCAACTCTCATCACGTCGCTCGGTGACATGAAGAGTGCTTGGCGTAAGTCGCTAGAGTATGGTGCTCGCACTGGTGCGCATCCGCTAGACGCTATCGCCACTCCGCTCGGAACCGACAACGTCGTGAACGCGGCGAATGTTGTTTCGGAGAACTTGCGTAAGTGGAGTGGGCGTGATGCTATCGAACAGTTCAACCGCGCTTGGACGTATTCGATTGGCAAACAACTCGCGAATCAAGCGGTGCTCTCTGGCAACAAAGCGTTCTTGAAGAAGTTTGGGACGCTCGCTGATGTGAAGGGATCGGACGGCAAAGTGAAGTGGGACACTGACATCATGGCGAGTAACTTCGTAGATCGTGTGCAAGGAACCTACGGTGGGCGAGGATTGCCTGCTGTTGCGGTTGATGGAATGGCCGCACCTTGGTTCGCTCTGGCTCGCTGGAGTCTTGAGAAAGCGAACGTCACATGGCAGGATGTAATCAAGCCCGCATACAAGGGCGAGAATTACCTGCCGTTGTTGACCTACTCGCTTGGGACTTGGCTCACTGGCGAAGCAATCGAGTCGTTGAACGAAGCGCTGCAAGCCGGAAAGAAGTCTCAGAATGCGAACTGGAAAGAGATCGAAGCGGCTGACGGCGGCATCGAACAGGAAGCATTGCGCTTGGCGAATGTCATGCAACTCGGTTCGTTCCTTGGAATGACTGGTGACATGGTCAAGGTTGGCGCTGACCTCTACAAAGGCAACACACCCCGTGGATACAGTGTTCCTCTCGCAGACTTCATCTCGGAGGGAGTAATTGGTAACATGACGAAGTTCTCGCGTGCGGTTCAAGACGGGGCTAACCCTGTCGACGCGATCCAGAGTTTGATGAACGACTTGGCCAAGTCACAATGGCAAGCGTATCGTGTCGGAAACTACTGGGCTAATCGCGACGAAGTCGAACGCACGAACAAGTTCCGTGACCTGCGAGTGTATAAGCAGACCACCGGACAAGAGGTTCCGTCTGAGGTTCCGCAAGCGAACAGTGCGTTCCGTGCAGATGAACGCGAGTTCAAGCGTTCGACGGAACCGTTGGATGCGGCTGAGAAGTTGCGTGGAGTGTTGGATCGTTTCCGTGAGGAATACAAGAACGACCCGGCGGCAATGGCGAAAGCGTTACGTCGTCTCAAGTCGAACTCGTATCAGACGTTCCCTTCGCCTCAACGTGACATCGCGGATGCTCGCAAATACTACGCGTATCTCACGAAGGCTTACGGTGCGGAAGAAGCTGACGCTCGTGTTCAAGACTACCTTCGTCAGACGAAGCTGAACTCCCTCAAGTCAGCTGCTATTCCCACGCTATCGCGCTAACTCCGCTGACGAGTTTGTCGCGCATAAGCGTGCGCAACTTCAGCAACTCCGGTCCCGGCAAGTCACGAGGTAGGATGACTTTGCCGCCTCTTCCCCAGCGAATACGCCGATCCAGCGAGTCGTGAACGACTTGTCGTGTCTCGATGAATGCTGTGTCGCTTCTCGTTTCGATCTCATCTTCAGCCGCCCGCAACGGGTTGAGTTTGAAGTAGTCTTGCGGGCCAGTGCGCTCGACGACTAGCTTGTTCGTGGACATCATGTATTGAATGACCTCGATCAAGTCAGACGAGCGAGCTTCCGAATAGAACGCCGCAATCAGTTCGTTCTGAGTTGCGTGTTCGTTTCCGCGAGCTACGAACCAACGGATAATCTTGCGGGCAATGTTCGCCAGAGGATTCTTCGTGCCGACTTGCAACGCAAGGTGCATTCGTTTCTCCGCGTGTTCGAGAATCTCGAACGCTTTCTGGAAGTCTTCGAGCGTGAGAACAAGGTCAGTGCTATCCGCGAAGTGAACTGCCATCGCCGTCTTCACAACGTGAAGCTCTTTGCGTGAGTAGTAGTGAATCATCTTCGGGTCCTTGTTCGGACGAGCCGTCGGATGAATCTGTTCATACCAGAACTTCAGGAAGTCACGTGCCTCAGGAGTCATCGTCACTTCACCATAGAGCGAGCCGAGAACACGAAGCCAAGCGAGAAGCGAAGCCTTGCTGCGAATCTGATCGTCAGTGTGACTTCCGGTTTCGAGACGATAGAAGCGTTTGTTGAACGCGAAGATAAAGAAGCTGCGCGATGAGATACCTTCGTTGAGCAACGAGTCATCGAACGTGCGCGACATGTAGTCTGGCGTCGTTCCGGCCGCGAAGTTCAAGCACACGCGATGCACGCAATCTTTGCCGTGGTGTTTCGTGCGATACTCGTAGCGTTCAGCACAGTCGTAGGCTTCGAGCATCAGGTTGACGATACTGTCAGAGCCTTTCTTGATCAAGTTCGACAACTCCGTCGAAGCGAAGCAAAACGAATTGTGCGTCATGATTTGCGGCTTTGTCGTTCCGTCTCGTTGCTTTGCTTGATAGCGAATCATGCGAGGATTGCCAGCCATGTCCTGCACGAGTTGTTCGTAGGTAGTGCTGTCAGGTCCGACTGCGAACAACGGCATGTTCTTGCGTTCCTCATCGGTCTGTTTGTTCGTGTCGTTCTGAGGAACCATGATGCGATCAACCACTTCCTCAGCGGTCATGCCTGCACCCGACATGAGCTTGCGGTATATTGTCTCTGTGTCATGCGGCCCTTTGTCGTGATACTTGTGCCATGACAACAACTCCTTCGCGGGCGAGAGTGTGATGCTCTTGCCGATACCGGGTTCGGCTACGAGAAACAGGTAGATGTTTGGGTATAACTGTTTGCCGCGAAGCGACACCCAGACACGACGTTGAAGCGAGGCGCAGATGAGCCAACGAAAGGCCCAGTCGATGAACTCTTGTGGAGCTTCGATGTCGCGCAACAAATTGTTCCAGTGTTCAATGTGTTTCAAATCTTTATCTCCTTCAGTCCGTCAGGGTTCTTGTCGCTGTATGGTCCCCAGTTACGACCAACCGACGCTTCACTTCGCATGTTAAACTTCTCGCCGCGAATGCCAACGAGCGGAACTTCGATGAACTGCTTCATCAACTTCGCGCACTCCATAATCTCACTCGTCGGCGCTTGCACAAGGTAAGAGTCGTGGCAGTTGTTCAGGATTATCCAGTTGAGCTTGTGCGTAAAGATATGTTCCTGCATCATCACGACTGCTTTGTTCGTGATGCATCCGACGGTTGACTGTGGGATGAAAGCGTATGCTTCCTTCGAGTCGAACTTGAGTGAGCGAAACTTGCGAGGGTAGCCGAACAAGTTACGAAGCTCATGCTTAGTTTCGATCTGACGGTTGACGTAGTTGTGGAACGAGTGAAGCTCAGGGAATGCCACGTCACGATACGTTCCTAAGAATTGCGCTCCTTCGGCGGCCGATAGATTTACCTTGCCGCCGCTCTTCGAGAGAAGGTTCTCGATGAAGGTGTTCTCCATGATGCCGTAATTCCCAGAATGGCAGGTCTGCTTGTAGAAGTAATAGTATCGAGTCGCTGACGGGTTCGAGTCTGACTTCGCAACGAGCTTGGCGAATGCTGGCCATTGTGGATGGTTCTTGAGTTCAGCAATCGGAATGCTCACGAAGTCTCGCACCATTGGAAACTCACGCTCCCAATGTGACGGAAAGAACACACCGATGTAGACGTGAGGCTTGATGCTGTGCAAGAACAGATCACGATAGCGACCGGGAGGACAGAGATACGCAACGATCAATGCCTCAGCGCCCGCTTGGTCAACCTGACAGAACGAGCAGCCTTCATCCGCGAGAGCTAGGGTTCGCAACGACTTCTCCCAGTTCTGCATATTACCGCCAAACTCAGGACCGCAAGCCGACTTGTTCGTTTTGGATTGTGGGAATAGCTTACCACTTCCAAGACGAAAGGTGTTGGTCTTGGCGAGACGGTAACAACAGGTGAGGCGGCTCATATCTTAAAGGTGTAGTCAATGACATACGGTGAGCAATATCGCTCAAGCCACTTGTCAAGAGCAGCGCGGCATTTCGGAGCAGTCACATGCATTGGCCCGGCCCAGTTCGTTCGGGCTAATCGTGGATCAGGAACCACTTGGTTAAGTCCGTGAGTGAACTTGTGCGTGAGCAATCCGTTGGCGGCCTTCTCTAGTTCCCACTCGAAGATGTCGAGGAACGAGTCAGTGAAGAAGGCCGACGAATCCATACAGCATTTGATCTTGATCGGAACGTGAAAGATGTTGGAGCATCCGACGTATGGAGCAGGCTCACCTTCGCTGAAGATGTTGCTAAGTGGGCCGCCAATTAGGAACATTGTGCTCGGGTTCGAGTCGACGAACTTTCGAGTGAGGTTTACTGGGATGGTGAATGGGGTCATAGATAAGCCTTCTCTGGCCAGAGGTTAAGATTCGACAGCATCGACGTTTCCTTCTTCACTTCCGCAAACTTCAACCGCAACGGAATCACAGGGTTCTCAATACCCTTCTTCTTGAGCGCAATCGCTAGCTTCAGCATGGCCTTCACATCAACCGCATCTTCACCAGTGTCAGTCTTGTGAGGACACTTATACTTCTGAATCTCGTAGAAGTATTTGGCCGCCTGCTTGTTCGAGGACAGGAACCCCGCTTCGCTCTTGCCCTTGAGTATAGCGTAGTTATCGGGGCCAATCAGAACCTTAGCGATCCTCAGATACTGAGTGAGCAGTCGGTCATTCTCTGTCACGATCTCTGTGATCTTAGCCGCGTCCGCTCGAATACCGCGAAGGGCCGCCACCATATACGGATAAATCATCTGCTGGCCTTGCTCAATGCTTGCACCTAGACCGGGATCATCAACCCCAGCCTTGTCGAATGCGGCCTTGAGTAAGCGCAACGCATGAACATCCTTTGCGTTGTAGTTCCACAGAGCTTCCTCCTGTTGAGTGTTGTGCGGATCGAATACTCCGTCGTCCTTGTGATACGCTTCATCTGTCCAGAGCGAGAGACAATGCCCGAGTGACTTCTCCGCCTCAGGCCAACAACGATTCTGCGCGATCATTGTATCGTATAGACGGCGGCCAAATGGGATGCGATAATGGTGAGCGAGAACTAACCAGTCGAACGCATGTCCATTGTGTGTCACGCACAGGTTGTCACGCATTGCCGTCCCAAGCGCGGCCATCATCTTGCACGTTTTCAAAACATCATATGCCAGTCCTCCGTGATAACGACGTAGCGGGAAGACATACACAGGTCGCCCCTCAAAAGCAAATCCAATGCACGTGAGCGTTCGGTCGAACAGAGTTTCGATATCCAGATAGAGCGTAGAGTTCTTCGTGCTTTGTAGCTCGCTGACAACTCGCTCTGCATCAGGATAGACTGATACTGCACATCGACCAGTGTTGGCCAATCCTTGATTAAGTAGTCGGACACATTTGTATGTATCCATTCCGAGCCAGAACTTGTAGTTCGTTCGCTTTGTCGCACCCTTGTGACCCTTAACCTCGCTATCGTCTGCTTCCGCATCATCGTCATGAGCACCTCGATAGTTAGCGTTGAGTCGTTGCTCATATGCTTGGAAGTCGTGTGAGTCTTGTGGGGTAAACGATGACAGATAGATTATGTCGTCGTGTGCGACGTGCGGCGAGCCTCGTTGTGCTTTCAGTTCAGTCTGTGGTGCGAACCATTCATGCTGCGCTGTCTCACCGAGGCAGAACACAACACGTGTCCCTTCAAGCAAGCCTTCGTCACGCGTGTTAGATGTGCGGATGTCACAGTGAAATCGAATTAGCTTACCGTTGGCGGCCTGACGAAGTGTGTCAAGGAACCATGTGCCAGCATTACCAGTCAACAACTCACGTGTGTCAAACCGTGAGGGATTCGCCAACACAATCGTCAGGCCGCAGTAGGGCAGTTTAGGTTTGTGACGAAACTTTGTCATGGTCAAGAATGGTTTCTTTGCTGGCTGCTATGGCGTGCATACCACAACAGCCAGACAAGAACTCACTGATTACATCGACTCGCCAGTCAACGGAGGCAACGTCACGCTCGACTTCTGCAAGACTTGCAGGAGTTCACGAGTGTAACCCTTCACCGGTGAGCCGTCCTCATAGGTGATCGGAGCCGCTTGATCGGGAGTCTTGCCATCGGCAATCTCTTCGTCCGTCAGGTCTGCGCGCTTCACATACTCATCGCTACCGCAGAACGCATTGGCCACCTGACCAACGAACTTGTTCGCCGCTTCGAGCGGATTGTCGAGGTCCACCTTCTGTTCGAGTCCGAGCAGTGACTGAAGCTCGAACGTGCGCTTGGCCGCTTCGGGCGTCAACGTCAAGTATTGCTTGCGCAACTCAACGCCGGCGATCGAATACACACGGCCTTCAACTCGCACCGTCTCAGGCTTGCACAACTCCCACGTCAGAACGAACATGGGGTTGCCAGCCTTACGCGAGAACTGGAACTCGGCCTTCTTGCACCGAACCACATAGTTACCACGCGGCAGTTTAACACTGCTGTTCAGCTGTTCAGGTTGTGACGCGTCGACAGGTGCTGGGGTCAGGATGTTATTGCTGTTGCTCATTTGTTTTGTTTTGTTTTTTGTTTTTGGTAGTGAGGATACCAGCCTTGCCGCCTTAGGGCGGAAATTGTTATTTGTAAATCTCCTTCCAGTTAAGCGGCATACGCTTACCTTTCAGATGACCACACCGCGCACCGCAGTTAATCTGCTCTGTGCTCTCGAACGAAATCCACAACTTGAAGCCATCCTCGAAGTTACGATACACATAACCAATCGCATCCGAACGGGAGCAGGCGATCTGCTTGATCTTGCCGGTCAACTCAAGGTCCTTCGACGAAACCATACTGTCAACCTTCGCGTCCTTGCCGCCGATGAACTTCTCGCGCAGATGTCCAACGAGAATCACATGCGGCGCGATGTTGTGCAGCATCATTAGCACAGACGAGAACGCTTCACGAAGGTGTCCGTATCCTGCACCATTCGGTAACTCAAGAACACTCCCCCCAGTGAAGCTCTTGCCCAAGACACTCTGCTTGTAGAGTGACGTTGCGTAACGCTCACACCAGTCTTCAACGCGAGTGATCGTGTCAACCGCTACGAACTTGTATGGTGAACCTGCACCACGAATCGCTTTGCACACTTCACGAAGCTCTTCGATGTTGTTCGCTTTTACCTTGAGCGCACTGATGTAATCAGAGCCGTCTTCGCAGTCGATGATGAGGCAGTTTTCGAGTTCGCTCAGAGCGGTAGTCTTGCCGACTTTCGGCGGCCCATACAGTAGTGTTAGCTTAGGGTTAGTGTGCGTTGGTCCGGTGATAGTTGTTGGTAGTGTGATCACTTGTTGGTTGTGGTTGGGTTGGTTCTGTTCATTCGAGCAATGCTCTTCGCTACGTCAGCCTTGAACCGCTCGAAATAAAAGAAGTGGTCGTCAATCTCTTCCTCCATCATACCGATGACGTTCATCTTGTTCGTGAGGAAGTCACCACCATGTTCAGCTTGACCGCGAGCGAACTTAGCCGCCCGCCGAATCACACTGTCTGCGAGAACTTCAACCATCCAAGTTCGCGTCTCGTTTTTGAATAAGGGTTGCGGCCCTTCGATGTCCGTGATCACTTCACGGATTGCGTCGTTCAGTCGTTGTAGTTTATCTGCGTTCATGCTAGTAGTGGGTTGTAGTCTTCTTCCTTTGCAAACATTCCTGTCAAGTTCATCTGTGCTTCGTCATCCGTCGCAGCAGCGCACACTTCAAAGAAGGAACACTTGCGACCGTAACCTTCCGACTCACACCCGCGTGTGATCAATCCCTCACGTGGATGCTTGTGCTCAAGAGGAACATCGAGACGTTTGCACAGGCCCATGACAAGCATTTCGTATTCCGCAATACGCTCATCACTAATCTCAAACGCATCACTCGTCATGAACTTTGTCTTCGTCGGGTCAGTCGCAAGGAAGATTCCTTCGATGAACACATGACGACTCGACGCGTTGAGCCAGAGTTTAGCTAGCTCGCTTGTCGCATTAGCCGCGAGGCCGCGCTTCGCAACTTGTGTCAGACCGTAGTAATACGTCATCAACTGCGAACTCAACCGATACTTGTTGAAGTAATCAGCAGGGTCAGACGCAGAGGTTGTCTTGTAGTCACGAATCGCAACCGCTCCCGCATTCTCCTTGTGCAGGCAGATGTCATCAATCGTTCCGCAAAGCGAGATGTCAACATGCTCACCAGCGTAGAACGGAAACAACCAACCGAGTTCAACACAAGCCTTGCCTCCAACTGACACTGTGTTCCACGACGAGTGTTCGAGTGACCAGAAGAAACAGACCTGCTTGAAGAACGCGAAGTCATTGAGATGATCCTTGCGATACTTCGTGTAGATACGTTCGACTGTATCACGAAACGCCCAGCCTTTCTTGCAGGCGTCATTGAACACGCCGCCGTTGCGTTTGAATTCTGCGGCAAAGTCGTGGAAGCAATTCCCCCACACGATGTCGTTCGAGGTTGCTACTTCGTGATAGCCGTCGAGAACATACTGGACTTTGCGGATACAGGACGAGTGTCGAATCGCTGAAGAGTTTAATCGGATGTGTCGTTTCATGATACTAGCTTTCGCATTGCAAGAAGTTTCTCAAGAGGCATGTCAGGGTCAGACATAAACTTATCGACGACTGCCTTTGCCATTGCGCTCTGAGCAGGACGTGAGATAGAAGGTTTGCGTGTGCCTACTGGTGAGTTCGGAACGAGAACACGGAGGTCTTGTTGCGGCCGAGAGAACTGGAAGTATTTACTGAGGTGTGCTACGAGAGCCTCATCAGTCAGAGCTTCCAGTCCTTCGGGCGGTAATTCGAGAAGTTCTTCGATGGTCATTGCGTGCCACGACGAAGGTGAATGTTGAAACCGTTGAGCATCACAATACTGATTGGCTCAACACCCTCAGGCACAAGACTAATCAGCGCCCGAATATCCGACTGCTCTTGCGGCGTGAGTGCGAACCCATCCTTGAGCACAAGCTCTCTCGCGTCACTCTCGACAAACTCATGGACCGCCTCGTGCCAGTTCACACTGATTGCGTTGCGAACCTTGAACGCATCGGGCCGAGCCGAGACTGAATGCGCTGTCGCTTGCCGGTCGTATCGTGAAGAGTTCTCCATGAAGCACATCACGATTCCCTTTGGCGTGCGCCGAATCTGAACTTCACGCCGCAGAGTATCGAGTAGGCCGGCCTCATCAAGATGATCAATGCAATACGCAAACGCTTGATGCACTCGTTGATAGAGTGTGTCAGTCGAGATACGTTCGCGCATGAACTCTTTGTCTTGCCGCGATTTAATCATCTCGATCAGCGTCGGCAACAATGCTTTCGCATAGCCCTCGTTGTAATACGCTGGCGGCCTGTCACCATAGCGTGCTCCTGCTCGCACCTTGCGAACTTGACCACGCTTAATAGGTGGTTCTGATCCCTGCATAAATGCTTCGGGAGTTTCTAATAGTATAGACATAGTGTTGCTGAGTATAGTATAAGCATTTCGTATGCCATAACTCTAAGGCTATTCGTAGGAGAGTATTCCAAGAACCTTCTTGCGGATAAAGTATTGTTCGATGTCACGGAAGTTACCCTTCATTCGCCCACGATTAACCCACAGTCGCTGCGTGTCCTCGTCATCACCCCCGAAGTGTTTCGAGATCAACTCGAAGTCTTCGTATGTTCGCTCACCCATCTTCTTGAGGTCGAGGATGAACGTGCTCAATCTGTAGTAGAGGTCAAGCCGGAACGTGTCGTTGAGAGATGACTCGATGCCTTTGTGTGTAGCTGCAACAATGCGACAGTCAATCTCTTCGTCATCGTTCGATCCGACACGACGCACTACTCGATTCTGTAATGCTCGCAACAGCTTGGCCTGTAGTGCATACGGCAAGTCACCGATCTCATCGAGGAACGCTGTGCCGCCTCGCGCTTTAATCAGCAAGCCAGCGCGGTCATTGAATGCACCAGTGAACGCACCCTTAACATGACCGAACAACTCAGACTCGATCAGGTTCTCGGAGATGGCGGCGCAGTTGATTGCTACGAATGGTCCGACACGATTGCCGTGCAATGCACGTGCGATTAACTCTTTGCCTGTGCCAGAGTCACCACGAATCAACACTGGATAGTGAACAGTCGCCAGCGTCTTCACTCGCTCCTTCACTTTGATCAGGTCAGGGTCACACGTGACGAACCTGTCCAACATCTTCATCGCCATCTGTCCCGGCTGAAGTTGTGCTGGTGTCGCAGGCTGTGACAAGCGTTCCTCTTTCGCTGCACTCTCAACTTGTCGTGTTAGCTTACGAGCTTCATCATTCGAGATGACGTTCTCCGCCTTCATCAAGTTGATGTTGTCGAGACGACGCTTCGCCCCCTCACTTAACGCTCGCGCTGCTGCTATGCGTGCGGCGATACCGACAAGTGGCGTGCTAGACAAGCAGGACGAGTTGTGGAGTTGACGTGCGGTTGGTGCTGCGCTTACTGCGTTTGGTGTTTCGTTTTCCATGGGATTGTTTGTTGAATTGTTCTGACTTCCAAAGATTCCACAAGTCCGTTGCTCGCTTGCCGTAGAACTTGTATTCCGTTCCGTATCCGTATGTAAAGATCACGAAGAACCTCCAGTGATCGTGAGTTGATGGCGGCCTGCGTTCGTGTGCAGGTGAACCGAGATATGTTGCAACTGGTTTCGTTGTGCTATGCACAACCATTCCGAATTCATTCTCCCATCCGATATGGGCCGCGTTCGCCAGCCGAATGTTAATTATCCTCGTCATCATCGTCAACCTCATCGTTAGCGCTGCCGTCGTCAATGACTTCGACAACATCGTTACCGTCCTCGTCAAACTTCTTCATCGGAAGTCCCGAAGGATCAACAATGATATCCTCCCATGACTCACGCTGTCTCACAACCTCACGCAAACACTTGAGCTTCTCGCTCACCTTGTCGGCAATGTGATCCTCGATGGTGCCTTTGAAGAATACCATTGTCTGCACAGTCTCAGACAACGACGTGAGACGCGGCGCACGGCCAAGCCCTTGAACCATCTCGATTGCACTGTAACATGGAGCGATGATTGACTCACGCTGAATGCAAGTCTTGTCGTGATGATGCAATGACAGACCAACACCACCCGCCTTGAACGTGAAGATACAGATGCGAGACTTGCCCGTTTGGAACTTGTCGATCTCAGTCTGACGACTCTTCGCGTTCTGCGTGCCAAGTCGAAGCTCACTCAAGTCAGCCGCACCGATGCTGCTCATGCCCGCCTTGTTCAGCTTCTCTCGCTCATCCAACTCCGACGAGAGTTCAATCTCCTTCACAACCTTCTCAGGATTATCCTTGCTCATGACAAGCACACGGATGTTGAGCGTCTTCAACATGTCGAGATCCTCTGGACCCATCATAGCCCATGCAGTCTCAGGCACCTTCTTCTCACGGAGTTTAACCTTACCATCTGCCGTGAACATGCCGCCCATTCCACCCCAGATGATACTGATGTCCTCGCGTGAGTAACCGAACTTCGTCACGAGAAGTTTGATAGTCGCTGCCGCTGTCTCCTTGAACTTGATCGCGAGGACGCCGGCCTTCCCCTCACGAACGATGCGGTCCAAGTCACGCGCAAAGAACTCCGCTCGAATAAGTTCGGCGGCCTGTGAGAACTTCATCATGGCGACAAGCTGTTGGAACTGACCGAGTTCCTTCATGCCGCCCTTGAGTAGGATCATCTCACGTTCGTATCGTTCCCAAGCGAGATCGTATTGCTTGCGTTGTTCGGGGTTGTCGAATGGAATCTTCTTCACGCGATTGCGTGCAGGAAACTTCGGTCGAACTCCCTTCACGTCGACAACATAGGGCTTCATTGCTTTCATGAAACGCTCCATTGCTGGCGGCGAGTAGTCGAGAATGGATGCAGGTGCGGCGATTGCTGCCGCCCACGGTGCCCACGATTGGTTGTTTAGTTTAGCGCTCATTGTGTTATCGGTTCAGTTTCTCGTAGACTAACGCGGCTTCGAGTGCGGCGATCATTGGTTCGGGGTCAGGTAGTTCGCCGCTTTGTGGGGAGCCGTATGAATGATACGGTGATCGTGCCTCGTCATCCGTAGGAGCATCACACGGAGTATCACCACGTGATAGTGCTAGTGAACACTTCTCGCAGTCGTCATCATGCCTCAAGCACAATGCACAGTTCGCATTGCCTGTTGGCATGTGAAAGAACTGATGCCTTTGTTTCGCTTCAGACCGGAATCCTTTCCACTTGCGTAGGCAATGTTCGATTGCCTCTTGCTCAGATGTAACTGCATCAGATGCAGGCTCTGGCATGAACTCTTCCATCCATGTTTGTAGACTCATAGGTATGTTAGGGGTCAATGATTATTGTGTTGTCTTCGGCGTTGTAGACTACGCGTTCGATTGGTTGATAGACGATAGGTTCGAGTGCGTCACTGTCGTCTAGTGATGGATCATGTATTAGCTCTGCTCCGTTGACTACTGTTGCGGTTGGGTTCTTGACTGCGAGATCGAGGAGTTGTTCGATTAGTTGGTGGATTTGCATGGTGTTAGTGTATTTGTTTGATGATGAATGGTATCTCAATCGGCTTGCGTGTAATCTCTTTAACGGCTTCCATGATAACGACGCCGTGTAACGAGGGTGCAATAGTCAAGCGTTTCATTGCGGCGTCTTCTGCTTCAGCTAATGTATCGAAGCGCTTGCTGCGATCGTTACAGTGTTCTGAGTCTGAGGCAGTGCATGTGTAGAACTTGTTCATAGTGTTACTCTTTCCATTTACCGATTGTTTTCAAGAATGCTTCGGCGCGTTGGGCGGCGGTGGCGTGGACAGCCGAGCAGAGAGTTGCACCGTTCAGAAACCCAAGCGGCATGTTATCTCCGCATCCGGTTGTGATTTCCAATAACTTGCGTGCATAAGGCATCCACTTGTCGCCCAGCACCTTCTCCGCCTCATGCATGGCGTTGAGGTCGTGGAAGTAGTCTGGGAGCCTCTCGACCATCGTTTCAAATGGTAATCCCTCTTTAAGCCCTGAAGGGCCATCCCACCATCCATCATCTGCAAGGGTCCAGCCTTTGCCGCACGCCTCCGCAATCTTGATTCGTTTTTCTTCGGTGGTCATCATACAATCTCAACTCCTTTCACCTTGCACAGTGCGATGGTTCGTTGTTGCCATGAGGCGTGCGCTGCGGCGCGTCCATTTCCACACTCAAGTCTTTCTCGGTTAGTTGTTCTGCTGCGGAGAGGATATGCTTCATCTGAGGTTCATTCCGCCACCCGTGTCTTGCTTCAGCTATCTCTGCCGCCCTCCGCATACCCTCACGCATGGCGTCGAGTTGGATTTGTTTGATGGCCACTATTATATCTGAAGCGTTACCATTCAGATTTTCGTAGTGCTCATCTAGCATTTCCTCTGCTGTTTTCATATCTTGTTCGCCTCCGACCATGCTGCGAGGATGGCGTCCACCAACTTGCGCCCGGCGTTGGTGGAGAGGGCGATCCCAATTGTGCAATTCCCGGCGTGCATCGTGGAATATGAGCAACATGGGCACGGAAACGGAATGTCGTTCAACGCCTCCCGCATCACCGCCGCACTTGCTTCTGACTCGCGCAGTTCGCGTTCGAGTTGAAGCGAGCATTTAAGAAGTGGTTCGCAGCCTGCACCACTTTCTGAGGCATACCATGCCGCATCTGTTCTTGGTGTCTCGCTCATAAGTTATACCTCCCATTCATTCCACCATCATACCAACCATACGGTTCAACCACAGCCAAACCAACATCAGCCCTTCGCCGCAGTCCTTCTGTGTGACGCTTCTGTTCACCCGCTTTCTCAAGACTACTACACCACTCACAAACCGCATACTTACCTTTCATGCGGAACATTGGCCTGCTGCACAAGCACTGTTTCTTCTTCGGCTTCGGGCCGCGTTTCTTCTGTAGATGTATCGGTATCTTTGGCATACATCACATCCCTTCCATCTCTGACTTCGTCGCTGCCGCAAACACCTTCGTCTCAACAAGACGCATGAACGGTGTCGCTGACGCAAAGACTTGTCGAAGTTTGTTAGCCTCCTTACCGTGCGACAACTCAGTCACATCGTTCAACGCTTGGGCTATCCTCGACTGCGTCGAATCAATGTTCTTGAGTATCTGCGCCTCGTCCCACACAATCAAGCGTGGCATCGGACGCACTCGCCACTTGAACACGATGTGCTCTTGACCTTGCACGATAATCGTTTCTTCCGTGAGGAAGATGCGGCCCATCATCGCACGTAGTTGTTCAACGTTCGTGACCATCACATCAAGGTCATCGAGTCCGAAGCATTCCGTCAGAACTTTCTGCGTTTGATTGACGATTGAAGCCTTCGTCACGTAGAGCATCGGATACATACCCGCGTAGTCCTCGAAGTATCCAGTGCGTTTCATGGCCGCCATCACTGCGCCAAGCATGTAAGTCTTACCGCTGCCAGTCTGCGAGAGAAGCAAGTTAGCGCGATGTCCCTTGACCGTGAGGTTCCTGAACAACTCGCGGCCCTTGCGAACTTGGAATCCGAATGCTTGCACACGCGGGTTGTCCGTGAGTTCAGGCATTGGGATAGTCTCGTCGCCTTTGTCGTCAACCGTCTCAACGACCGGAGCCTCAACGACCGGAGCCTCAACGACTGGCTCAACTGTTGTGGATTTGGGCTCGGCCAGTTTCGCGTGGAGTTCTTCACGTCCTCGAAGAACCAACGCTGTCAATTCCTCTTTCGAGACGTGTCGATCAGGCCCGACTGGTGCAATCTTCAGCGTGTCACAGATTGCGAACAGTGACGTTACCTTGCCGAGTGTGAATGAGAACCGCAGCACTTGTGCTGTAGTCTCATACGACTTCTTCGCGAACGCAATCTTTGCTTCCTCAGATTGTGTGGCGAATGTGCGGCCCTTGTGTAGGGCGATAGCCTTGTTTGGTGGTGCGCTCATTTGATGACGTTGCGTATAGCGTTAGCTTTCTTGACTAGTTTCTCGTGATTGTTTGCCATCGGTGCGAACATCGCCTCAGCAATCTTGCGATTGCCATCGAACAGTTCGAGGAAGAAGTTGATCACTGTCGCCTTCGCCTCTTGATACTCCTGTTCGTTGAGTATCGCTATACTCTTCTTCACTTCGTCGGCAACGACCTTCTCGTATGCTTCGTTCCATTCCTTTCGCCGCCACACCTTGATGTAGTCCGTGTGTTCTGTCACACACCAATGGACCATCTTCGGATCAGCCTCGTTCAATGCGAACAAGACCGTGCTCGATACTCCCTTGTGTATCGTGATGTAACCATGACCGCCATCGGCTGATGCAATCAATCGCAACAAAGAGAACAATCCGATTCGCCCCATCGCTTGATCGTTGCAGTTCGCTTGTGCGGCCCATTCGATTTCACTCTCTGGTGTTTTAGTTTTCATTGGCTTGAACACTTGTTCTTCCGTTAGAATTTTGATTCCTAGTTTCCGTGCTTCTTTAAGTTTCGATGATGCGTTATCTGGACTTCTAGTCTTAACCGTAAGTCCGAAGAGTGATGTTAGAGGATTAACTGTAGCTGACATTCGAGGTAGTTAATTCGATTTCCTACGACACAAGCATAAGCAGGATTCGTGCCACAATGTGCAAACAAAAACCCACCAGTGAGGATCGCTCACTGATGGGCTTGCATTGCAAACTGTGCGTGTTGTCACGCACGTCTGACTTACTTGCGCTGGCGTTGCAGGATCTCGCGCTTGAGTCCGACAAGCTGCATGAGCACTTCGGGGTCTTCGAGATCGCCCTTGAGGACGAGTTCGTTCATCTGCTGGCGCAGAACGGCCAGAGGAGTGCGATCCTCGACCTTGCCGTCGGCCCAGTTCTGGAACTCTTGAAGTTCCGTGTCCGTCATGTTGTCGACGGTGTAACCAGCCTTCTCGCGGTCTTCGCCGATGATGTCCTGACAGATCGCTCGGCCAGCGACATTCATCTTCGCCTCGATCAACTCCTTCAGCTTCTCTTCGCCGAAGGCCTTGACGAGATCAGCACCGGAGAAACCGGAGTAATCGAGGGTGATATACGGCGTGCGCTTCGCGGCGCCGCGCACAACTGCGCGACGCACCCAAGGAATTTTGATGCCGTTGCGTTCACCGAAGCAACCAACATAAGGGTTGGAGACTTCAGATTCTGCGGCGGCTTCAGGGGATTGCGTTTCGTTGCTCATTTGTTGTTTTGTTCTGCTAGACCATTACTTGTTGTTTTGGTTTATCATCTGCACTATCAGCGTCCAGCTTTCTCTGTCGTGCAGGTGAGAGTGTCGCAAAGGGTATGCCAATGCGGATAGTGTGTTAGTCAATGTCCCATGTCTCGTCAATGTCCTCGCGTGCATAGAACGAACGCTCTTCGATGTCGAGTTCATCCATGAGTTGTTGCATTCGCAACTTCACACGACGCTCGACTTCTTCGTGGCTCATTCCGCTCCATGATGCGAGATTACGGATGTTGAACGCGGCGAGTGCATCGCATTCGCGGTTGTCGTTGCGTGAGAATGCGTGAGCGGCAAGCGACAAGTTTGGTTTCTTGGTCTTGTCTGGTTTGGCGGCGAATACGTAGGCTGGCATAGTGGGTTACATTATCTGTTGACGCTCGTTGTTGAGATACTCTGCACGCTTCGCTTTCGCCTCGTCGCTTAGTGGACGAGTCCCTCGCCACGGGTGAGGTTGTTTGACGAGTCGCTTGTGGGCTTCATCGACTTGTTTGTAGGTTGATTTGATCTCGCCCTTCTTGAAGTAGCGAGGTGATGCGGCTGATGTTGCGTTTAGTCCTGTTTTCATGTTATGCTGTTAGGCTGAACTGTTTCTTTTTGAGATCGTGCTTCTCATACTGTCCGTCTTCGTGCAAGACCATGAGTGTTAGTCTAGTGCTAAAGCGTCCAGTCTGCTCGTCGAGAACATGCTGTAAGTCTTCAATGAGTTCACTGAACATTCCATACATCTTACCTTCTTGTTTGCTTGCGATAGGTAAGGTCTTGTATGGGGTTAAACCGTCAATGTTGTCAGCCATCCAGATTACGCGTTCGTATTTAGTTACGAACCACTCTGGAAGCTTGACCCATGATTCTGTTGTGATGAATGTTGATCGGTAGCCCATAGTGTGTTATAGTTTAGATGGCCAGACATACGGCAAAGTCGCAGGTTCAGTCCATCCGAATTGAGAGTAGTGCGCGAAGTCTTTCCGTAAGAGGTTAGAACGGTGAGATGCGTGATAGGCTTCGTTGCCGAGCCAAGATGGTTCATCGAGACGTTGCCAAGGCCAGTCTGTAGATAACATGACAAGTCGAGCTTTTTCGTAGCATGTATCTTTGAATCCTCGTTGCAACCATTCGCCGCACACGGAGGCGAAATAGGAGTGATACAATAAGTATTCGTGTCCCTTCCATTGCTGGACTGCGGGATGGTTATACCAAGGCGTTTTGCGGTGAATAGCAACAGTATCTCCAGTTCGTCTATCAATTTTCTGGACAACTTCTGTTGGACCCTTAGCGAGAGTCTTCAATATCTGCAAACACTCGACACGTTGTTTACCTAGGCGTTTATTGTCGAGGCAGTGTGCAGATTGTGCGAAGTCGGGATAGGGAAGAAAGGTCTGGATAGTGCTTGAGGTGTTAAGGTTTCTTTGAGATTTTAATGGTATGTAACAGCGGGAACATCTCTAAACTGTAAGTGTCATTATTTTCCCATAGACGGACAATATATACTGAATGTCCAAGCCAGCCTATACACTCAATACAGTTAGGCGCAAACTTATGAAACTCTGTAAGCTTGCTTAGCTGTGATTCACGCAACATCAACTTACGTAGGAAGGGTGTGATTTTCATATTTTAGGCTTGTTTTTATACTGCTGTCAAAAGTAAATGACAAACACAGGCAGGACTCGAACCTGCATGAAGAATTCTTACACGTTCATTCTTCTTTTCGCACTAGAGGGACTTATCCGTGCAAGTATCTAGTGAGATAGTCGTCTTCCAATTCCGCCACTGTGTTTGTCAAAGGTAAATGGCTGACAGTGAATACATGTCGCACATGTAATTGCTATCGCTTGCGAGGCGTAGGTTAATTGTCACACTGTCAGCCTAAAGTGTCCCGCATAACAAGAGCTTGATTGCAAGCGCAATTCCATGTTATGCGGGTAGTTGGTTACTTCGTCCAACAACGTGCCTGAGGGTCTATCATAAGAAGACGCCGTCAATCGAGATTATTGCGTCTGGAGTTAGCCCAGGACTTCTATTACAATGTTCTAAGGCATACATAGAACAAGGTTGCTTTGTGGGCAAGAGGAAAACCTCCCACTCTGACACACGTCAGCGGGAGGAAACTATCGGCGGACAATTCTAGCCAGAAAGGTCACCGTAGTTTGAAAGAGCGACAGACTATCTCGCCGTCTGTCAGGGCTACCCGATACTCCAGTGCACTCGCCGAAGCTAATCTCACAACTCAATGTGAGGGCTACTCGGTTACTTTGCTGGCTTATTCGGAACGGGGCGGCAGGCACTGGTAATCACCCAGTGTGCAGTGTGAGTGTCGGCGCTGATTAGGCACATACACCACAAGTTCTACATGATGCGTTTTCACAGCATCACCTGCCGTAAATTGTTACGTTCGCCCTCTGTTTGCCAAACTTTGCCGTATCTACATGTCGTGTGAAATACCCGT